GGTTACCACACGAAATGACTGAAGATCAATGGCAATCTTTAGTAACAAAGTTTACTAATAATGTAAACCCTAATGGTGCTATATACGCCCCCGTTTATCATAAATGGGTAACAGTATAACAAATAAGTTATATTAACCTTAAAACAAACATATGAGTTGGACCTATAAACAAAATGAAATAGGAGACATTACTCAATTCCCAGAAAATACATTCGGTTTTGTTTATATAACAACACATAAACCTTCGGGTAAATCATATATTGGGAAAAAAGTATTATTTCATAATCGAAAGAAAAAATTAGGTAAAAAAGAAATTGCAGCCTTAACAGGAGTAGTCGGTAGAAGACCTTCATATAAATTAATAGTTAAAGAATCAGATTGGAAAACTTATTATGGTTCTCAAGCTGATATTAAAAAATTATTAATTGAAGGTAAAAAAGATGAATTTGAACGTACTATTTTAAAATGTGTTGAAACAAAAAAACAACTTACCTATTTTGAAATTAAATATCAAATGCTATACCAAGTCTTAGAGAAACCAGATGAATTCTTTAATGATAATATTTTAGGTAAATTTTTCACTAAAGATCTATCAGATTTAAAATTCGAAGATCTCGTGGTTGAGCGAAAATAAAGTTGTATATTACATGATATGAACAAAAAAATATCAGTAATAGGTCGTGGTACAGTAGGTTGTTTAAATGCTTTAAAATTTTCAAATTTAGGGTATGACATCGATTGGTACCATGACCCAAAAAAACCTGCATTATCAGTAGGTGAAGGTACTGATTTAGTACTTCCTAAGTTTCTTTCTAAAGAAATAGATTTAAATTATGATGACTTATTTAAACTAGATGCTCATTATAAACAAGGTATAGAAAAAATTAATTGGGGTAGTAAACCTTTTACACACTGGTTTGGGATAGGTCATATGGCTTTACATATAAATGCTAATAAATTACAAGATTATATTTGTGAATATGTAAAAGATAAAGTTAATATTATTGAAAAAAAAGTAGATAGTAAACTAGAAACATTTACCATTGACTGTTCAGGTACACCTTCTACATTAGAAAATCAAATAGAAACAACTCCTATTCCTGTTAATAAAGCTTATGTAGTTCAATGTCCTTGGGATAAACCATTATTTAATAAAACTATTTGTATAGCTAAAAGTTATGGGTGGGTTTTTTTAATCCCCCTCCAAAATAGATGTTCAGTAGGTTATATTTATAATTCTCAATATGCTGAATTTGATAAATTGCAGGATGAATTATCTTCAATTTTAAAAGATTATGGTTTAATGGCTAAAGAAGGTAATGTAATACCTTTTAAAAATTTTTATAGAAAAAATAATTTTAGTGATAATTTAGCTTATAATGGAAATTCATCATTTTTCTTAGAACCTTTAGAGGCTACATCACTAAATACATCTATAAGTATTATAAACCAAACCTATAAAATATTATGTGATTCCACCCCAGAAATTGAAAATAAAAAATATGAAAATCTTTTAAAAGAAACAATTGATATAATAATGTTACATTATTTAGTAGACCCACCAGTAAAAAATAAATTTTGGGAATATGCTAATACTAATGCAAACTCTTGGTTTAAATTGAGATATAAAGAGTATCCGAAAATTCATTTGATTACCCAAGAAAGTTCATTATATTATTCGACGTGGTTCGAAGACAGTTTCAAACAAAACCTATCAGGTATGAATCTGTACGAGAAATTAAATAGTTTTAAATGGTAAACCAATTATTAGTTACATTAGTAAACTCAGTACTGGGTTCGGGCAAAGCTACTGCTCGAAATAACTATGCTTACCATTGTCCTTTATGTCATCACCACAAACCTAAATTAGAAGTAAACTTAACTGAAAATCGTGAAGGTAAAAATCCTTGGCACTGTTGGGCTTGTGATGCTAGGGGAACTACGATTTATAATTTATTTAGACAGGTTAAAGCGGCAGCAGATAAATTTACAGAACTTAAATCTTTAGTTAAAACCTCTAGGTCTATTAAAGATACAAAAGTTGTATCTAACGTTGTATTACCTAATGAATATATTAGCCTAAATAACGTTAATAATAGCGATATAATGGCCAGACATGCATTGGCATACTTAAAGAATAGGAATATAAGTAAATATGATATAATTAAATATAATATAGGTTATTGTGATAAAGGATTATATAAAAATATGATTATAATTCCAACGTATGATGTAGATGGTAGGTTAAATTACTTTACTGCTCGTTCATTTGAAAAAGAACCATATGTAAAATACCGCAATCCATCAGCAAGTAGAGATATAGTACCAAATGAACATTTAATTAATTGGAATATACCTATTATTTTATGTGAAGGACCATTCGATGCTATTGCCATAAAAAGAAACGCAATCCCATTATTGGGAAAAAACATACAGAGTAGCTTAATGAAAAAAATAGTTACATCTGTAGTAGATAAAATTTATATTGCATTAGATAGGGATGCAATTAAACAAGCTTTAAAATTCTGTGAAAAATTAATGGCAGAAGGTAAAGAAGTCTATCTTGTAGATATGCAAGATAAGGATCCGAGTGAAATGGGTTTCGAAAATTTCACCAAATTGATTCAAACAACAGTTCCACTTACCTATTATGATTTAATGGAACAAAAATTAGCTATATGATCAAAAAATCATACCAAAGATTATTAGAAATTTCAGATGATTACCAACAAGTTACAATGCCTGATTCAAGGTATTACAGACGAAATGGTAAATATTATCCATCAGTAACCCATGTTTTAAGTTCTTACCCAAAAGGTAAATACTTCGAAGACTGGCTTAAAAAAGTAGGTTACAGTGCGGAATGGATTGTTAAGAAAGCAGCAGAAGAAGGAACATTAGTACATGAAATGATTGAAGACTGGTTAAACGGTAAAGAAATTAAATTCTTGTATGACAATGGTAACCCTAGAATGCCTGCTCATGTATGGCAAATGTTCCTTAGATTTGTAGATTTCTGGGAGACTTATAATCCAACATTAATAGAAGCGGAAGTACATTTATTTTCAGATGAAATTAAAGTAGCAGGTACCTGTGATTTAGTATGTGAAATTGAAATAGATGGTAAAATGGAACGCTGGATTATAGATTTTAAAACATCTAATCATTTACAAACAACATACGATTTACAAGGAGCAATTTATGCCCAGTGTTATGAAGAATGTTATGGTAAAAAAATTGACCGTGTAGGAGTTTTATGGTTAAAATCTAAATCTAGGGGTGAAGATAAATCTGGTAAACGTTTAAAAGGTAAAAATTGGGAAGTATATGAGTCACCTCGTACACAGGAACAAAATATAGAAATATTTACTCATGTTAAAGCCTTATTTGATATTGAAAATCCAAAACCAAAACCTTATACAAACACATTTAAAACCTCTTCGAAGAGAACCGTGTAAAAATTTGGCTACCCGGGCTATCTTTCGTATATTTACCATGTTGAGCAGTTAAGCACAACATTTAAAAATTAAGGTTATATGATGAGTCCAGAAGAAATTTATTTTGCAGAACAAGAGTTCAACAGGTTTGAAGAGATTATGAATACAAAAGAAATCCTTACAAAAGAGGAGTATGATTTTTGTTTTGCATATGATAAAGATATTAGAGAAGATACCTCTTATCTAGGAGATAGTGAGTACTTAAATTTAAGAGTTTATACTGAATACGACCACGAAAAACGTGGCGAAGATGATGTTAACAACTGGTAAAAATAATGCACGGGAGGCTTGGCTTCCCGGGCTATCTTTCGTATATTCATAGGGTATTAATAATTAACAATCAAGGTTATGTCAAAAATTAGAGAAATTATTGAAAAAGGAAATGCTAGATTTACTATAAAAGGAATTACTTCTTATAAAAGAGGTGGTGAAGATAATGAGTATGGTGATTTTCCAAAGGTATTTAGAGTTAATGAAAAGGGTGATGCTATTCATGAAGATGAGGGTTATTTTTCAACTAGAGGAATGAATGTTACCAAATTAGGTCCTACTTGTATTACATTATATGATTACAATATGTTAGGTAAAAAAACAGTAGGTAAGATTAATTATAAAGATATTACAATCTTAAAAGAAACCAATGATATTCCAGGTTTTGAAGGAACATTAGAAGCATTAGATGAACTTACAATTATAAAATAAAGGTTATGACGGTAATAGAAAGTTTAGATAAATTAGAACAAACATTTATTAAATTTCATGTAAAAACAACTGGAGATAAAGATCCTGGTTATGTTTGGTGGGATAGAATTAAAGATTGTCAAAAATGGTGTAATAAAGAAAGAACTTATGTTCCAATGAGTGATTCTCAAACATTAAAAATCATGAGAAGTTGGGTAAAAAATCAAAAACAATTAGCAAATAAATAAAGGTTATGAAAAAAATAGTATATTTACACGGTTTAGATAGTGAACAAGGAGGAACTAAAGTATCTTTCTTATCAACAAAAGGTGCAGTTTATGCTCCTGAAATGGATTATGAAACCCTAGATTTAGATGAATTTATTTATACATTAGGTATGCCTGATCTAATCATAGGTTCTAGTATGGGGGGTTATGTCGCTGATATTATTGGTTCAAGATTAGGAGTTGATGTTTTATTATTTAATCCTGCTTTACATAATAGACGAATAGATCCTGGGTATGAATATTATGGTAACACATACGAACGTACAATTGTCTTAGGTACTGAAGATGATATTGTTGACCCTGAATTAACTAAAAAACTATGGTCTGTTCATGGTAATGAAGCAATACATGATGAAGTTGAAGGTATGGGTCACAGAACGCCACTTGATGTTTTTATCAATATGTATAATAAACATGTTTAATTATGATCAAACTAGTAGATCTCTTAAATGAGATAGATATACCAAAAAATACATGGACAACTATACCATCTTCAGAATTACAGGATTATGATGAAGAAATATTCAAATTAATTTCTACAGCTTATGCTCCTATTGGTGGTCATCCTAATTTTACTTCTCCGGACTCAATAACAGGCAAAGAATCAGATGCCAAATATGTAGTAATAGATTTAGATAACGATGATGAAATTGATGCTCTATCAGCATATAAACAAAAAGGATTTGGAAATAAGTTTATAGCAACGGGTCATGATGGTACTAAACCTGCTAAATCCAAAGTAGTAAATTATAGAGCAGATCTATTAAAACAACCAGGATATTATATAGAAGTATCAGGAGCATGGATAGATATTCTTTCTTCTAAGGGTGTAGAACCAG